ACTAGCATAACTTAATACAGAGTTATATGACCCTGCATAAGAGCTCTTAGGCATTTCTTTACTAGGTGCAGTACACATAGTATATAACTTAGGGTTTATGAATTGCTTTTGTGAAACATCCATAACAAATCTACTTAACCAATGATGTATATAAGTAATATCGTCATTATGCATACGCAGATGTTTCTTAGCATTATTAGGTTTAACTTCATACCATACTGTTATAGTATTACCTTTAATACTTGCTTCTGGTATAATACTTGAATGTATTTTAGAGAGGGCCATGATAGCTCTCCAATAACTTTATAGTATGAGTATAACGCCAAGTCTGATAATCAGGATGTTCTATCATTAACCAACCATCAAAATCACCAGTGTCAGGTATATCTCTTAATCTTTCTATAACATCAAATGCACCGTCTCTAGTATGCATCTTTTGTGCAATATGATTATAATTTAAATTTATTTTACTAGCAAGGTATCTTTTTGAATAACCAGTAAGTACTTCACATACTGTAGGTCTTGCACGTCTTTGCCAAGCAGTACCAAATCTCATTACTCTCATGTGTATAGCGGCTGGTGTAGTGCCTTCGTTCTTAGCAAATTCTTTAACATGCATGCCATACTTTAATTCAAATGGAGTTACTTTCTTACCTGTTTCAGGGTTTATTACTTTTTTATTATGCTGTCCCATGTTATAACTCCAATATATCGTTTGCATCTAATCTTGCTTGTAGCTCTATCTCAATTACTTCCTTTAGTGCTTTTAGATTAGCAGTATCTGAATTCTTGATTATCTCGTCAAGACTTTTAATTTCTTGCTGTTGTTTTTTTGGTTTGTTTGAACTAACTTGCCATTGTTGCTTTCGTTTTGCCATTTGAGGTCTCCGTTAATGCGATGCTTAATTGCGTTGCATACATTTATTTATCTAAATAGGATAAAACGGGTTATAAAAACGGGTAAAACGGGGTAAAAGGTGGGGTTGGTGGGTTTGGTTTATTTATGTTTCTTAGAAACATTCACGTTTATATGTCGCTTTAGCAAAGAACTTTGCTAATCGTTTATAGTTACTATCAGAAGGATTAATGCGTTGCTTAGACACGCTCTAATGCAGTCTAAGACACCATCATACCGGCTATCGTTGCGAGTAATGTACTTAGGGTTAACAACACAAGAGCCCATACTTTTTTGTCTAGGCTCTCTAATGCTTTAGTGAAAAATTCTCTGTTATCTCTAACTGAATCTTTTAGGTCGTCTATTCTGTCGGACATGTGTCCGTGTTGTAGATCGTTGCTTGTGTCGAGTTGCTCAATCCGGTTATGTAACTCTTGCGTTGTTATTTCCACGTCAGTGTTTCTCTTAGCCTTAGGCTTTTGGATAGACATTAAAAACCTGTAAATGTGCTGACTTGTATTTTGCTAGTAACGAGACCAGCAAAGATAGCATTTATTAAATCTTGATCGGCGTGTTCACACCCAATGCCTACACCTAATGAAATTGCATATTGTTGTAATTCGTCTATTGTCATGTCTTTATCCTATCTGTATCGGTATGGATTCTTAGCTTTTTGCCTTTTTCCATAAGCGGCGGCTTCCTTACGGGTTTTAAAGACTTTTCCAGTCTTACCCCATTTATAGCCTCCGCTTTTTGCCTTCATTACTGGCATGTGTTATACCTTTGTTTTAGTGTGTGAAGAATGATCCATTGTAGTAACAGAACTATATGCTCTACCATCTACTTTCTTGTTCATTCCTTTTGCTTCATCTCTTCTGTCTTTAAGAGTCTGAGTCATTTTGACACCTCTATGACGCATACCTAGACTTTCGTCCATTTTGTCGTTATAGCCTTGTCCTTTCCATTTCTTAGCCATTGTTATCTCCTCTAATTAATAAGTTATTTTACATTGTTGCAGATGTTACTTTCTGCCATGCTGTTGCTGTTGCATCATAGAAACAAATTTGTTCAAGTGTAGTGTTGTAAACAGTATCACCTGCTTGCATTCCTGTTAATGCGTTAATTTCTGTTGTTGTGTAATTCTTTAATCTTAGACTGTTACTAAAATCAGTTCTATTCGCTCCAAAAGTAACGTATGTAGTACTATTTCCTTTTAATTCTAAAGTACTACTTTGTTCTTCAAGTTCAAATGCCCATTCTTGAGCAGTAACTCCACTTGCTACTGTATAAGTTGCAGTAAGTGTTGTTTGTGGTGCATAGTTAGTTCCAGCGTCTGTACCGCCAATATCGGTGTAAAGTAAATCAGTTGTTAACCCACTATCAGTTGTAACAGCATATAAATCTCGTCCACCATAAGTAGCTCGATAATCAAAGTAATATGTTGTAGCACTAGTTATGTTACTTTCATTACCTGAACCGACACTACCATTAGTACCTGTACCTCCAAATGTGAATGCTTTACCTTCAAGAGTACTACCATGACCATCGCCTGTAGGAAAGCTCACTACTATGTCACCACTCGCAAGACCCCAATAATTGTAATATCCTCCACTTATTAGTAGGGGAATATTAATTGTAGTTGATCCACTGTTGTCGTTACGTTTGAGGCTTAGAGCCATATCTCCTACAGTACCGGCTCCATTATTACCACCGTTTGTAACAGTTATTTTAGCACCTGTTTCATTTGTTGGGTCTTCATAATTTATTGTAGCCCATTGCGTAGCAGTAGTGCCATATGCTGTTGAAGGATTATTACCAGGTTGCTCTGCTGGCATAAACATAACACTATCATGTTCTGAAGCAGTATTGGTTTTACCAGAGCATATCATTAATCTACCATCTCTATAAGCAAGTATAATATCAGCGCCTAGACTTCTGTTAGCAGTTGCGGCTAAATATAAATCTGTGTTACCAGCAACAGCACCGTCATCATCCCAATCATCAGCGGCTTGTACTGTCATATATGCTGGAGTTCTAAGAGTACTAGGTAATAAGTTATCACCTGTTGTTCCACTAAATGATATCCTACCTAATTCTTGATTTTCTCTTGGATATGTGTCATAAGCATAATCATCTGCATTACCATAGGCACTTTGGAAAAACAGTCTAGGTCCTGCATTTTCAGTATATGTATCTTGTAATGTTAAATCAGTGTATGACTTAAATAATATTTGTGGTATCTGACTATCATAGCCTGAGCTTGTTGTACCTGGCCATAATGCGTTAATACCAAAGCTCGACAAACCATCGTTCTCACCTCTACCAGTCATTGTGGCGTCGCCAACAGTTAAACCGCTAACGTTTAATGTGGTGTTTGCAGGCATAATATCTGTTTTGCCTTTAAAATATGCTTCTTGAGAACCAGCGAACGTATAGTCTCCGCTTGATCCGGCACTAAAACCAGCAAAGTCTCCTATAGCAAAACCTGTGTCTGGATAACCATATGCGTCAAAATTAGTTGGTTGTTCATACTTAATTGAAGTATTAGAACCACCACTGTAAGTCCAGTCTGAGATAACACTAATTGCTTGGTTTCTTGTAGTATCTACAATTCCTGCATTAAATAAATTGTCAGTAAATTCATATGCCGATAGAGCATTTGCACTCATAGTAACATTAGACCCTGACACACTCTGCACATACGTTCCCATTGGGAAGGGTGCCATTGTTGTGCCTAAATAGCCGTTAGTCATTACCATGTATTGGTCTATAACATCAGCTACTACAACACTTGCACCACCTTGTTTGTCAGTCATTGCCGTTACAACAATGTTAGCATCTCCTAAGGCTACATTACCATTAAATTCATAATTATGCAATGCCGCTGATCCTGAATAACTTAATAGTTCATTAGCCGCTGTTATATTATTTGGTCTAAAGGCATAACCATCACCTTCGACTTCAAAGGTATTAGTGTTAGTTCCTGCGAATTCTTGTGCAACAATTAACTTTCCTCGAGCATTAAACGTTAAATCTACTGTATCAACACTTGTAATGTTGTTTAAACCCGTAACTTCGTTATCACCGAGTACCATTGGAGTACCTGGACCTAAAGATATCTTACCCTGAGCTGGATTAAAAGACCATTTACCACTAGGCACTTTAAGTGCAACGTCGCCAGTGGCGGCAGAACTTAATGTTGGAAAAAATGCCGCATCAGTCGATGTATCACCTAATACGGCCACTGTGGCTGTTGATATGTTTGTTAATGCTGAACCATCACCAAGTATATAAGCACCACTTATGTTTGCACTTGTTGTGATGTTAGCAGTTCCATCAAGTCCATTTGACTCAATATATGTTTGTACTTGTGCATTTGTTAAATTGGATACGTTTGTTAATGCTGAACCATCACCAATGAAGTATGCGCCTGCTACGTTTGCACTTGTTGTAATATTGGCAGTTCCATCAAGTCCATTTGACTCAATATATGTTTGTACTTGTGCATTTGTTAAATTGGATACGTTTGTTAATTGGCTACCATCACCAAGTATATAAGCACCACTTACGTTTGCTGTTGTAGTTACATTACCAGTTAAGTTAATTACTGCACCAGTGTAAGCGGCTATTGCTGTATTTGCTCTTGCATCTGTAAAGTATAAATTAGTGCCTTCAGCAATACTTGATGTGCTAGTAGGCAATGCAAAATATGTACTACCATCGTTAGTAAATTCCCAAACATTTGTTGATTCATTCCATTTTAAGTCAGTATTAGAGCCACCACCAGTACCGCTTCTATCTACAATAATTTGTGCATTTTGTGCCGTCGCATTACCATAGTTCATAGTAATGGTTTGGTCTTGAACTAGTAAGTCTGTTACTTCTCTATAGTTAATGTTACCTGTAACTTCTAAGTTACCAGAAACCATTAAGTTAGCACCTACTGTTACATTGCCTGGGAATGTGTCTATATTACCTTCTGCTCCTAAGGCTAAAGTTACACCGTTATATGTAACAGTACTTGGATCTGAATCCATTCTTTGCAATGAAGCAAATTTTGTGTCTGCTGAATCTTCTTCTACTCTTAATATTGTTAATAAATTAAGAGAATCTGCAACTGGGTCTAGTAAGGTGTCATTAAAAGTGAACTCCCAATTAGTCCAATTGCTAGTATATGTTGTTGTATCTATAGTAAATAAACCACTAACACCTTGTTTAATAAGTAGTGTTACACCACCCCCATAGTCAACATCTGTTAACGTTATGCCTGTGATGTTACCAGTCAATACTAATTTTTGTATAGAACCATTTGTTCCATCAATAGTAATATTACCAGTCTGATTGCCTAAGTCATATACTGTTTCTTGATATTTTTGTAAAGTAACATTACCTGCAGTAAGAAAACCACTGGTATTAATATTACCTTGGTATGCACTTATGGCAGTATTTGCTCTTGCACTTGTATAATAAAGGTTTGTTGATCCTTCAGCTAAATTATCTGTTGTATTTGTGCCTATTACAGTATTTGCTCTTGCATCTGTAAAGTATAAATTAGTGCCTTCTGTTAAATTTGTTGTGCTTACTGCGGCACCAGTTGTACTCCAGTAGATATTGCTAGTACCTTCTGCTAAGTCATCAGTTGTTTTACCTGTGAACAATGCGGCACTATCAATGCCAATTACGCCACTAGCTAATGTTATTGGAGTTGTTGCACTAAAATGTGCTCTTGTTTCTGCGGCACTTACACCTGTGTAAGTTATTACACCGGTTGTGCTATTGTATGCTAACGAACCATCTCCGCCTGTGTCAGTTACTGAAATAGCCGCCCTAACGTCAGAATTTGACAGGCCTGCACTTGAACTAACTATTATGTTTGATGATGTCTCTGCAACGGTTACTAAACCGGTACTAGCGGTTACTGTTACGTTGCTAACTGGGACACTAACTGTTACATTTGCCATGTTAGTCTCCTTATGTTACTGTCGATATTGTAACAGTTATGTCAGCGGCTCCGCCGCCACCTAGACTTGTGTCTAATAATACTATTGTATCTGCGGCGTTGTATCCTGAACCTCTTGCTATTAGATTTACTGATGTAACACCTCCAGTTGTAACTTCAACTATAAATGTAGCACCAGTCCCTTGTCCAGTTGTTAATCCAGTAGAGAGTGTATATTCTCCAACTACTCTGTCTGAGTCTGTTGCACTATTATTACTAAATGTTAATACTGCACCTGTTCCTAGTGGTATATAATCACTTTCTAATATTGGGTCTGCTGGAGTTACTGTACTTTCCCATCTTTGCATTAAACACCATCTATGTGATTCAACAATAGAAGGTAATGCACCATTTGGGTTAGTCCATGTAAATGTTACAACTGTGAGTGGAACGTTTATTCTTGCACTTGGTATAATTCCCCCGGTATATAGGTTTGCTGGTATAGTAAGGTCTACAGTACCTGCGGCTCCGTTATTAGTAATGTTAGTTGCGTCAATTTCTGTATTAGCATTTGCCATATAACCTATGATTGAAGTGTCTGAGAAGGTCGGATCGCCTGTGTTTCTGTCATATCCCACTACATCAGCAATAATTGTTTGCTCTGTTGCGGCAAATGACCAGGAAGTTACGTCTTTACTGAAGTCATATTGGTATGTTTTTGATGTTGAGGGAAATTGTTCTTCGACAACGACGTTGTCTGCACCACCTACGTAGGATTTGAAATCTAATAATTTGGCCATATATACTCTCCTGAGGGATAAGACTGTTATACTGAGGCATAACAGAATTTATTTAATTCAATAGTATTTATCAGAATCTATAAAGATAAGGTGAATACACGCCAGGCCGCTTTATAACTAATTGCAAAAGATCCGGAGGCTCCAGCACTACCTGCATAGTAAAGACTAGCATTACCACCGCTTGAATATCTGCCGCCACCTCCACCTGAACCAGTGTTTGCTACAGTCGCCGTTGCGTTGGCTGAAGCACTACCACCAGTACCACCTGAGTTGTTCCATGGATTTCCTGCGTAAGGAACTCCTGGAGTTAAACCACCACCACCACCACCTTGACCTAGATAGACATTTGCTAGAGGTAATGCAGGAATATTTAGTCTTCTTTGATAGATAGAAGTGGTGTAACCTCTATTAGACAGAGCGTAAGCGGAACCTATTCCTCCTGCACCGCCATCACCACCTGTTGAAGCGGTTGCATCATAGGCTGTCCACCAGGCACCACCACCGGCACCAGCTGATCTTACAGTTCCTCCACCAGGAACATATTCATCTGAGCCATCATGTCCTGAAGGAGTGCCAACGCCGTCTGGCTGGTTGGTCCAGGCTGGGTACGCCGGCTCGTCCCCTATACCAACTCCTGGAGATCCATCCTGCCAAGAGGCACCTGAACCTGAACCACCATCTTGATATAGATGTGGGTTTAGAGCCATGTATGTCGCTCCTCCTCTCCAACACTCAACACTTATATTACCTGAAGCTACTGTTTCATAAGTTATAGAAGTATTTGTAGCCTGAGTACCAGACTGGTAATCCACATTTCCGCCAGCACCTACAGTAACAGAAATATTACTACTATTTACTAAATCAACAACCCCCTCTGAATCACGACCTATTTGTCTCCAAACATACGCACCTGCTCCTCCACCAGCGCCTGGTGAATTAGCATCAGAGCCTGGACCACCTCCACCACCACCAGCAATAGCATGTAACCATACATTAGAACCAGTTCCACCTCCACCATATCCATCAACTACAGGATATTGGTTTAAATTACCAGTATCTACAGTTAGTGTAGTTGTGCCAACTGAAGTTACTTCAGTTACACGTCTACCATTATGAACACTTCCTACTGTTCCTAACCAACCATTTGCGGCTGGTTCTGAGTATCCAGTTAATGCTGGCAATATATTTGTATTACCGCCACCTGTTATTGACATTCCTGTTTCTTGAGTGATATAAACATTACTGCTTGTACTTAATACATCTCTTGGTTCTCCATATGGTCCGGCAGGTCTTGTCACGTCTAGATAGATAGATGTGTTTGCACTAATTCTATTAAAATTATCATAATCTGTTAGACTGACAGTTATTGTAAAATCGCCATTGGGACCTACATCAACATTGCCAAAAGTGCCAATCCCTGTCGTATTATAACCTGTGCCAAAGAATCCGTATCCAGTGGCCCAGCCAGGAATGTGACGGCTGTAAGTGTCAAAGTAATCCGAGAGACCTACTGCCACGGAAGTTGGGAATAGATAATAATCTGCTAGATCATGACTATGTATTTCATATCCTAATTTCGTACCTGGATCTAGACTAGTAGTAACAGTCCAAACAATAGTTCTGTCAAGCTCACTAAGTGCAGGTGTCATACTATTAATATATGAGTCTGATTTTAGACTGCCTTTATTTGTGGATAAACGTCTTCTAACGGTCATAATCTACTACTCCGGCTTAGTTGGCCATACTATATCGTCTATAGCCGTATATGTTGTACTAGGCAAATCTCTTAATTCTTGTCTATATGTTGCCCATTCTGTTTTCTTTGCAGTTGATAATGGTGAATCAGGACTCTGTGTCCAATCAGATGAAAAAAGTTCAAGACTTCTTTTACGTCTTAAGTGTTCCATGACATGTACTGTGATAACTTTATCTTCTACTTCTAATGTTTCTAAATTAATTTGTTTTGCATTGATACCTTGAACTTTCATATCTAATGAAGCGGTACCTGGATAGTCAGCAAGTCTACGTGCTAGTATATCATCATTCATAAATCTACTTATTATGATTTTACCAGTGGTTGTATCATATATAGTTCTATTCATTATGCTTATTCCTCCGCACCTTTATTAATTTTAACTGTGTTATACACCATTTCGGCGAATCCTCTTTCCCCACCTGAGGTTTCAAGAGTTGAATAGCCATACAATGAAACATTAGCATCAGTTATATAATAATCACTAGTAAGTGCAGGGTCTTGTGCAGTTGGATCAGTGCTAAATTCTTGTGCAGTAAACATTGATGGTATCATTGAAGCTGTTGGAAATGTTTTAGTAGTTCCTGACTCAACAATATTTCTTTCGGCTGAAGACACACCATTATGAAATGTTAACACAATATTTGATTTAAATCCTAAGTCATATGATCCCGAAGATAAACCACCTATTGGTGTAGCACTTGAAGAAAATGCATAGGAACCTTCAGCAGAACCAGCAATTGGAAATTCATCAGTCGCGGCAAGGAGATGCCACGATGTGTCTTGTGTTAAGTCTACTTTGTCTGCTAATGCGGCTTGTAATTGTGTACCAGCACCAAATGTAGCCATAGATTCCTTAAGGATACCTGGTGAATCAAACGTAATGTTTGCTGTTTCTGTTATTCTACTACTAATACCTATATAAGGATTGTGTGCATTTACTTCCATCCTAACACTTGCAACGTTAGCTATTCTTTGATTATTACTCAGAAATTTTAAGTCTACACCTACATTAGATGTTTCACCAGAGGAAAATAATGCATTTGCATTTTGCCCATATATGTTTACTGTTGGAGTACCTTCTGCACCACCTACCATTACTGGAGTAACTTTCATGTGCATTTGAGGCCAATATGTATTTGTGGCTGGTGTTACTGGAACACTTAAGAAAGGTCCACCTATATCACCTGTGCTTGGTGCCATTGGTAATACTATGTTTGCATAGTCAATTGTAGTACCTGTACTATCGTTATTACCACTATACACTATGTTTGCGGCTACATTGTTTTGATTATCAGCAACTGTAATGTTACCTACTGTCACAAGACTATTAGCGAAAAGAGTCCAAATGCCAGGAATACCTGTTGCTGGTAAGTCACCACCTATTCTAACTGTTTCATGTGTATATACACTATCATCATATTCAAGTAAAACAAGATTTACTGATAACATTCCATTCTCTGACTCTTTCTCAGTGACACGCATAACTCGAAACAATTTCTCACTGAAATCATATGTTGTGTTTGTTAATTTAACAATGTCACCAACATCAGACTGTATTGCTTCATAATCTGCTTCTAATTGTACTACTAAGTCTTTTCTACTTTGTCTTAAATCTATTAATGCTAAGTTAGTAACACGTGGTGAGTCATTACATATTGGATAACGTGTGGTTAATTTATTTGTTGGTTCGTTTGCATTTAACTCTCCGCCTGGAGTACTTACATATACTGTATTTGTTTGATCTCTTTCAGTACCATCAGGGTATTCTGCTTCTATCTCATTGTATTGTGCATACAACTGCGTCGATGTTACATCTATTGCACCAATAACATTGTCATCATTGAACAAATAAGCGGCACTTTTCTCACCTGTTGTTGCTTCTCTGTTTGGTACTACTTCAAATTTACCTACTTTAGGATTATATGTAAAGAATGTACTACATGCTTGACATATTAAGTCTATGTTTGTGAATACATCACCATATGTACCCATCATACCATTTATTTCCCATCTAGGATGAGTCTCTGCTCCACCTGAGGAATTTTGATATGCTACTAATTCTTCACAGTGAGTTGTTAAAGCGGCAATTGATGTTGAATCAATATCACTAGCACTAAGTCCTGCACCATAACGGCTGTTTAATAAGTAATCAGTTAATACTGCACCTGGTTCATTAAGATCGTTGGTTATTTCAGCCGTATATTGTCCTAATGCAGTAAGTCCATTTTCTTGATCATAATCCATTTGGAATACAGCATATACTAATCCTTCATAACTAGTATCACCGTCGATAGTTGATAATAATGTTGTTGCGGCAACTCTGTTTCCAGCATTAGCTGGGAATATCTGGTTACCTGAGGCAGTACCACCAGCATATACTCTACATCTCAATTTACCTGCGACGTCAGTACTTGAAGTAGCGTTAGCATCTGTTATTGATGACACAATGTGAGTACTTGCCGCCGATGTATTAAAGTTAAGTTCCCAATCTCCTCTGTATTGTTTAGTAACTGTATATGTACCAGTGTCTGTTTTCTCACCTAATATAATAACATAAGTCATTGTTTTGTTACTGTTTGTAATACCAGCATCAGTAATTAACCCACTAGTTAAGTTAGTACCATAAAACACAGGTACTTTGTTATCTGTGCTTGGTTCTAATTGTACTTTAACACCTGGATCATTTGCATTTGCCATACCTGGTTTTTTGAACACTCCTAATACTTTAGCAGTAGCCATACTTAGGCCGGCGGCAACAACACCTGCTACAAGTGTTCCAGCAAAGCTCAACCCTACACCTGCTATGGTAGCAAATGTACCTGTCATGCCAAGCCATCCTGCTATGGTTGCTCCTATTGCTGTAAATATTGCCATATATTATCCTTGGTAAAGGTAATTACGTTCCATAGGTGCCCAACCTCTTTTCTCTAAATTAAAGTCTGGTGACTGTTCCATGTTTGTTAATGTAAAACCTTGTATTTCATCTGCTTCTTGTAATGCTTTACCATACTTAATGTATCTAAGCAATAACTTATAACCAGCACTACCCATTCTATGTTCTGGATCTACCCACCAAGCCACTTCTTTCATTGTCTTAACATGGGGTAACCAGGGGTCTGGTTGTATTTGTGCTATAAGCATACCTATTATTTTATCTTCATGTTCGGCTAAGAATATACAACCTGCCGCCATAAAAGAACATAGTAATCTTCGGACCCATGTATCTCCATACTCTGGTTCACGTTGTGGTTCATATGGAGAGCTGTTAGCAAAGTCAATCATCATTTCCATAATACGATCAAAATCTTGTAATTCTGCTTTTCTTATCTTCATTATTATCTCATGTGAGGCCCATATGGTCCCCGACGTCCGCCGCCACCGCCACCATAACCAGTACCTCCAGTATATTCTCTACCAAAGTCGAAGGTAGTACCATTAATTACAGGTACTCTATCAAATGTTTCGTCGCCAGGGTAGAATTGGTTTCTATCTGTTGGAGATGTGCGTTGTCCGTTTACTCTATTTTCTAATATTGTGTTAATACTAGCAACACTTATACCTACTGTGTTTGTTATGTCTCCATTTTCGAGATCTACTTGTTCAGTAATGTTATAGTTAGTAATAATACCTTTATAACGAGGATATACGTTAGTTACAGCATAATTATCATCAAAGAATGCTCTAAATATAGTTACTTCACCCCCTTTAACAGGTTCAGCCATAACTGTTTGAACATTACCCGCAGGTATTCCTGTTAAAACCATGCTTAAATCACCGTTAGTTGTCTTGATATCCTCTTGAAATTCCCCCACACTTAGAAATGCACCTAGTTCAGTGTAATCATTACTGTCATATGTAATTGTTTTCCAACTATTTGAAATATAGTAGGTTGTGGTATCTATTTGTAGTTGAATTAACAAACAATGTTTAATATCATTTGCTTCTACTTCGGTAATCGTAGTAGCCATTACCCGTCCTCTTTTCTAATAAATTCAATAAATTCAAAGTCAGTGTCAAAGTTAAGTAAATCTCCGGGTATAACACTATATCTAGGCTTTGTTACTAATTTAACTTTCCATGTAACTGCTGAACCTACTACAATACCTTTACCTGCTACTGTATATGAGTCTTGTGGTATAAATGGTCTGCTTAAAGGTACTGTTATTGTACTTACATGCCAAGCAACATCGGCTGTTACTTGATAAGGGTATCTATAACTACTGTCTAATTGTACATAATCGCCTTTTTCAAATACGTTTCCAGACGGTGTTCCGGTTGTTACAGTACTAGTATCCAATACAAGACTAGTACCTGTAGCACTAGTAACTTCTATTTCCCCTAATTGCACTGATGTTAAATCACCTTGATAAGCAGTAATGTATGCTAAGTTAGTATTAGTTGTACCAATGTCTATTGAGCTCTCTTCTGTAACGTCTAATGCGTTTAAATCTTCTGTAAGTCCTCTGTTAGTTGAGTATTGTAGACCCCCGTGCATGCCAACTGTAAATTGGTAGGG